ATGCCGCAGCAAGCATATGTTATCGATAAACTAATTTCAGCCAAGAGCATTGCCGCACGAATCGAGGCCCTCTCACATGAGATCGAGGCCGAGTTTGCCGGGACGAAAAAGCTGGTGGTCGTGGGATTGTTGCGGGGATCGTTCATTTTCATCGCCGATCTGGTCCGGGAACTTGACCTGCCCGTCGAGGTGGATTTCGTCGAAACCTCCTCCTATGGCAACGCAATGGAGAGCAGCAGAGAAGTGCGTATTCTCAAAGACTTGCGCGGCGATATTGAAGGGCGTGACGTGTTGGTGGTCGAAGATATCGTCGACACAGGCCACACTCTGTTTCATATGCTGCACCTCCTCCAGAGTCGCAGACCCCACAAACTCCGCAGCATTGCCCTCCTGGACAAGCCCTCGCGACGTGAGGCGGATATTCGTGCCGATTGGATCGGCTTTGAAATCCCTGATGAGTTTGTCGTGGGCTACGGCATTGATTACGCGCAGAGAAACCGGAACCTGCCCTATATCGGCAAGGTTCGCTTCATCGACAGTTGACGGAATTTCAAATGGCGGACCCAAGAGATGATGCGATAAGCGCGCGGAATCAACGCGGTATTGAGCAAAGTTGACAAAATGGCTGGTATTATAAATCAATGGGTTACGTTGCATGTTGACAACAAGATTACCCCCAACCGCCTATCCCTCATCGACGCGCGGCCCGCTCTGAAAGCCACTCGGCAAACCACAGGACCACGAAAACTGCAAGTGCTTCGGACGGCCTCGATGGCCGCACTGTGTGCACCGCAACCGGGCAATCGCTTCATCTGTCAGATAACAGCCCGACCCCTCGACGTAATGCGCAGGCAGACTGGCCAAGAGGATGCTCTTTTGCCAGCCGCATGCACATTCGATATCGGCGTGATTCCCGCGTTCCATGCTGGAACATTACAGGAACACATGTCGGGGATGCAATCCGCCGTGAGGTTATGCAGGCACGGCAACTGCCGCCGTTGTGGCATCCGTGGACTGACCGTTTGCCGTCGCCGTGACCGTGCATGTGATGTTCGTACCCGCATCCGCTCCGACCAGATCATAGGTTTTGGCGGTTGCGCCCGCGATAGGCGATCCGCCGCGCCGCCATTGATAGCTGAACGTGATCGTGGGACCGCCAGACCAGTAGCCCACGCCAGCAATCAGGCTGGTGATGCCTGCCGTGAGTGTGGACGGCGCATCCTCGTAAACCGGCCAGTCCGTGATCCAGAGAGGATAAGGATTGTAGGCGATCTTCGGAGCAACGGTATTGATCGGTGCCGCCGCTGGCTCAGTCCCGAGAGTGGTTATAACACCACGCTCGACGCTGGACGCGGTGAATGCACCATTCCAGGACCAGGGACCATTTCCAACCGCATTTGCACGCCGTTCACCGATGTAATGCTTGACACCCTGCAACAGCAGACCGGAAAAGTCTCCCGTAGGCGTCGTGTCACTCAGAACAACCCACGTCACTCTATCCAGAGAATACCGAACATCACGCCGGGTGATCGGCTCATGCGGCGGGCTATAGTCAATAGCGAAGTCATAAATGAACCCACCCACTGTTGCTTCCAGACGGCCGCCGTTAGGATTGGTGGAAACGCCTCCGAAATCGTAGATGTAGGGCCGCTCTGTCCAAAGGATCAGACCCAGTGCTGCACCATAAGCAGCATACCAGGTTCTGACAGTATTTGACGGCCCGGTGAGTGAAGATGAATACTCACTAGGCACGGTCAGACCACCCGTGTTGCGCCATCCCGACTGTCTGTTCAGATGAGCAACAGGGGCAAAATGGGAATTGGTCGCATCTGCCGGTCCACCATCCAGAATAGCACTCAGACCGGAGATACCGGCTGGACCATTCTGGAGTGCGGCTGCGAGCATCATACCTGCCTCACGACCAGAGTGTGTCACAAGAAGATATTGGAATGACATCAGGGTCGAGACGAGTTCGGGCGTTGCCGCAAAAGGATCAGGCGCACCAGTTCCGGGTCTCCAGCCGACACGGCCCAGATCTTCGGTCACATACGTATGCGACAGGAGATTTGCGCCACTGGTTCCCGCCGTGGCGATTGCCATTCCGACCATATCCTCGGAGACGAAATAGTTACCCTGATCATACTCGATACCGAGCACCGCTTTTGCGGCATCGAGCAGCGGCTGACTATTGAGTGCAAAAGCTGCAAGGTAGGCGAGTGGCTGGTGCCCGAGCTGCTGACCCGCGCCTGCAAACCCCGGCCAACCACCACGCTGAGCCTCACAGATGTCGATACCCATCTGAACAGCGCGCAGCATAGCCTTGCGCTTCTGAGATTGGGTAAAGTCGCTGTGAAGCATCATCTGTGTCAGCGCACGGCGTTCAGCAAAGTTCCGACTGTAATGCTGTGATCCAGAGCGATGCTCCGTATTCATGGCGCGCATCTTCTCGCCACTGTCACTGCCGAACAGGAACGCCTGCGGTGTCAGATAGCGTTCGATATCGACAGTTGCAGGTGACGGCACGCCATCCGTTTGCGCGAAAGATCTGAAGGCTGCCCAGTTGATGTCGGCTTCGCCACCCCAGAAGGTTTTCGTAGGATTTGAAATACCGGGCCGGAACTGAGGTGTCGCGGGAGCGGTATCTACAATGGTGATAGGAATATATGTCTGAACCTTAGCGATCCAGTCCACAGACGGAGTGATTACCGGGAACCTTCCCGCCTCTTCACCAAGAGACCAGTCCGAAACAGCCTTGACGTATGTCGTATTCGTCCCGACCGGAACATGCAGACGATTACCTGTCGCTCCAGCATCAATATTGAGTGTTTCATTCCATGGAAACTGGATGCTGAACCTGCTTCCGTCCCACTTCCCTACCCAATCGGCATACTGACAAAAACCCTGTTCCTCCAGGAACACAGGATTTTCCATCATACCATCTACCCAGAGGGTCGTCGGGTGACCATTTTCGAGCCGGTTGATAAAGCCGTTTGCTCCGGTCAAAGGCGTTGCATCGACCTGTTGGCTCGGACGATCTGTGTCCATCCAGAATTCGGTGTTGGACGTAATAATCGGATGCCACACGTCCTGACCGTCGCGTGCCGGGTCAATCGAGAATGCCGGTGCGATACCATATGTGATATCGACTGCTTTTTGATTACCACCCACGGCGGCATCCCAGAACCGGAATGTCACACCATCGACCGTAACTTCGACCAGGCTCGCATCAGCGGGTGGCACAGAGACCACAGCCCCGTATTCACCAGTAATTTCCACAGCCATGATGACTGTCTGTTGTGATGCAGGCCATTCGAAAGTGGCAGCATAGACGCCTGGATCTACAGTGTTGACCACTGCCAGACCGAGCGTCACATCACCTGTTGTGCTGTTCGCGCCAGATGTCCCTTGGTTCAGCAGCGTAGGATCGAGAAGAGTGGTTTGTGTAGGATGAGCCCCACTCAGTGTCATTTCGCCATTATAATTGTTGTGCACGCAAGCAAACGACACCCGGCTCGTTGCTGCGGCGGTGACAAATTGGAAATTGCTCGTGGCTGTTGTCGAGCGAGTGCTCGGAATACCGAACGCAATCGCACCGGGCGCTTTCACAGCATCAATGCGCACACCATAAAGACTGGAATCCGTCCGCTGAAAATGCAGCTCGATATCACCAGTGCCGGGTGTCGTGAGCAGCCATTTGGCAACGTGCGTGCTGGAGCTACGTCCGTAGAGAGGTGCGCCCAGTGACGTGCCGGTTCCGAACTCCCGACCCACGGGTCCGTATGTGGCAGTAAAGACCGCGTCGGATGATGCACCCCATCCACCTAGAGTAATATCAAGAGGCGTTCCGTCCGCCGTCACGGTGTAACGGATTTCTGCCTGATTCGCTACACCGCTGTCCGTCGCCGCGCTGAGCCACGAGAAATCAGCAACACCCGGTTCGACAAAGGTTGTCGGTGTGGCGCTCTTGACGCTCGACGCACTGCCCTCACCGCTGGCATAGACAGGCCGGATTTCGACATCGTATTCCACATCGTCGGTCAGGCCGGGTATGTCGATCACGCCGCCGCCCGCCTCTTCGTCAATGCCGGTGTTGAGCCACGTCCCCGCGTCCACCCGGTACTGCACGTTTAGCAAATTCTCGGGCGCAATCGGGATAGCGGAAATCGTCACACGCAAGGTGCCACCCAAAGTGGTATCGGCAATGCCCCACTGGTTGTCCGAAAAGGAGATCGTTGACGGGTCAAAGGGCGCGGCCTCCGCCAGCACTGCCCCGCCGAACCGGCTTGCGCCAAACCTCGACCGACCGAACCGGCTCTGCGAAAGACGGCTCATCAGGCGGCCCCGGTTGTCATGGTGACGTCGAATGCCTCGGTCACACCGGCAAGCCAAAGACGCTCGGCATCAGCCAGCGTCAGATCCACCTCGCTGCCGCCCAGATTCCAGGCGGGCATAATCCGATGCCCAAAGCCGGGATCAAACGCGGGCGCTGTGTCATTGGCCGTGATGGCCCAGAACACGTCGCGGATGGCGCTGGTGTTGCGGATCAGGACCGAGGTGCTGCCCGAGGCGGTGATCTGCGGCGATGCGGACCAGCCAAGCGGGACGGTAAGGCGTGCGGTAGGCATGATGGTGTCCTTTCAGAGAGCATCGCCGCTCGGGGCGGCATTGAGGGTTTCGAAGGATTGGCCCGCCGCCACGATGCAGGCCACGCCAGACGTGCCAGTCAGGGTGATGGTCCAGGAGCCGGATGCGGCGGCCCAGACTTCCAGAAGCGAGCCACCGGTCAGGCCGGAGGCCACAAGGCTTTCGCTGTAGCGCTCGGCAAGTGCCGGAGCGAGATCGGCGCGCGCCATGCAGGCACCCTGCGCCAGCGCGGGGGAGGTGGTCATGAGGCATAGAGCAACGGCGCGGATCAGCATGGCGCACCTGCCGCCTGTGCCTCTGCGCAGGTCAGGATTGCATCAATCGCCACGATCTGCGCGTTGGCCGATTGCACCGCGACCAGATGTTCGGTTGCAAGGATGCTCAGATCCCGCAACGTCTCCGCGCGCCGGTCACTGATCGGGACGGGCGTCCGCAGATCCTCCGAGACCTGCGGCACAGTCATCCGGGTCTCGACCTGCACCCCCCCGCAGGCAGTCAAGAAAATCAGCGATCCGAGGATCAAGAGGCGTGTCAGCATCTGTGAAATCTCCTGTCACAAGGGCTTCAAGCGCCCGTTCCTTTTCTGCTGCGCGTGCCGCTTCGCGCTTGCGGTGTGCAGCCTCGACCACGCGCGCCAGCTGCGCCTGCTCGGCCACCGCCTCCGCCACCTGCACTTCACGGCTCAGGGCGGCGTTCTCGCGGCTCAGGGCGGCGTTGTCGGCGCGCAGGGCCATGACCCACCAGACCCCAAGGCCAAGCGCCACGGCGGCAATAATCGAGGGGAGGTAGCGGGCAATCACGCTGGCAGCTTTCCGGCTGCGCCATCGGCCAGCATTGCGCGGACCTCAGCGCCCCACGGCTTGCCGTCCGAATAGGCGTAGGTCCAGAACATGCCGCCCCCCGGTGGTGGCGTGGTCCACTCATCCAGATGAATGCCGCCTGTCGCCATTTCGAGACCACAGCCGCCGAGCTTCTTGGCAAGCCAGTATTGCCCGAGCCGCGCGAGATCGACGCCGGTCAGTTTGCGACCATCGACGTAGACATAGAGATCTGCCGCCCTGCCCCCGTCGCCATAATCGTCGTGGCGAATGGACCCTGTGCGGCGCGTGCCGTGCCCCTTGCGATCCTGCCCGCCGGAATATACGACCAGATCAACCCGGCCAATGTCGTAGACCTCGTCAGCGGCACGCATCAGATTGTCGGCCAGCTCGCGCGAGATCGGGCGATTGCGGATTGCGGCGCGGTTATTCATCACCAGCGTGATCCGACCGGCGCTGACCTTTTCCGTGCTCAGATCAATGCCGAGCGCCTCATAGGATGCCCCCAGAGTGCCGGGCCCAAAGTCGCCGTCGATCTCACCGGAGTAGAACCCCTTGCGCTTGAGCACGGCCTGCCATTCCATCACATCGCGATCAATCATCGTGCTTTTCCTTTTTGGTGCATCGCCTCGATGCGCTGATGCTGGTGGCTGACGAACTTCCGGGCTTTCGTGCCGCGCTTGATCATCTCGTGCTCGATCCGGGCCGCATCCCAACCCCGGAAGGCGCGATAGCTGGTCAGGGCGTATGCCTCACGCGATCTGATCCACGTTGTCTGACCGCCCACCAAAGCGGCCTCGGCCCAGACCTCGATTTCGTGGCCCATCAGTTCCATGGCGCGCTCGAAATACGCGAGCCGTGGGATGATCCGCCCGATCAGCATCAGCGGCAGGCCAAGCGGCAAAACAGACCACTTGCGGCGGGCTTCGTAAAACTCCTGTGCCCAGACAGCACCGGGCACAGGCAGGCCCTCGCGCATGATGATCAGGCCGGGCCAGTTGCGGGCATTCGCGGACAGGTCTTTGCGCCAGATCGTCACCGGCAGCAGACGCAGGCCGACAAGCCAGAGCAGCGCCAGGGCAATCAGCCCGGCGGTCAGTGGATCAGTCATTGGGGTATCCCCTCTAGATGTTGAGTGCGGCGCAGATCAGCAGCAGGACAATCACCCAAGAGGCGATTATCCGGCCCGTCTGGTATTTCTTGTTCTGCGTGAGGCGTTTCATTTCACCCTCCCGGCGACCGCATTGGCGACCTTGAGAATGATGTCGATGGACTGCCGCTTGAACGGGCGCAGCCAGTCGTGACCGAGCCACGAGACCAGAAACGACAGCCCGCCGAGCGCCAGCGGATGCGTAAAATATCCCTGATCGGTCAGCCATGCCGCCAGCAGCGCACCGCCCAGAACGCCAACCACAGAATTGAACGTCACCAAACTGACAAACGTGCGCCAGCGGAACGGGTCAAGCTCCATTGCCGCCAGCACAGCGCCCGCGATGGCAAGCACCAGTGCAAGCGTGCTGGTGCCGTGCTGCGCGAGTGCCGCCCCGAGTGCCGCAAACGCTCCCATGGCCCCCGCCGCGCTGGCGTTGGCTATTTCCAGTCGAGACATGCCATCCCCTTTCGTTCTGCTCTGAGGTTTGGGCCTTACGGCCAGTATTCATCCGCTGTGAAATCGGCGGGGATGCCAGCGGGATTGTCCTTGATTGCCCAAGACGCTTGGAACACCGCAGAGACATAGGCCGACGCCTGCGACCACAGGCTGAGAACCTGCGGCGGGGTCATTTCATGGATCACATCGTCTGCATCCCGGAAATGCGTGAGCGTGGTCACATCCCCTGCCGCGATCCGCAGGCTTGCGGCAAAGCCGAGGGCTTGCAGATTGGTCTTGTCCACGTCCCGGCCCAACGTCCGCACATCACCAATGCCCGCAATTGCAAACGTCGCCCCTTCCAGCACGCGCCGGTCGCGCTCGACGTTGACGGCCACCGCCATAGGAGCAAGCTCCAAGGCAAAACTTTGTGCAGATCTGTTGAACACACGGGCCATCAAACGTGCACCTCCAGCTTGGTTATCAGGAACGGAACCGGGGCCTGCACCTCGATCACGTATTTTCCGGGGTCGGGCAGTTCGATCACCTCGTCCTGATCGTCCGTTACTGTGATGATCTCGCCCATGATCTCCAGACCGTTGATATCGAACACCGTTATTACAGTGCCCTCGGGACAGGGCGGCACTATGATCTGGCTACCGTCCACATACGGCTGCGGAGATAGGGGGCGTGGAATCAGTGCGCCCTCGACAACCATGCACTCGGCCAACTCCTGCAGGGACATCTGAGGGCCGATGACCTCGCTGAAACCGTCCTGTGCCACCCGAGACAGCATGGCTTGCTGCACCATACCATCCACACCCACCTTGATAAATTTAGGCATGATCACCTCTTCACTGCTCGGGCACTGAGCCCAATTTTTCTGAGGTTGTTCTGTTCGTTGATGTAGGTTGCCTGATTGGATTCTTCGAGCTGAACAACCAGTCTCACTTCGAGACCATCGGCATTGAAAACGAACTGCTGCACTTCATCGCGTGGCAACCACACATCACCCCCAACAAGCCCTGTGCCGGGCAAGCTGACCCAGCCACCCCAGACTGTCCCTGTTTTAAGGCGATACTGAAAAAGGACGCTGGTTCTGTTTTGAAATACCCCAACCCCCTCGTCGTAATCCCCAGGGCTACGAATTTCCAACCCGTATGCAAGTGTAAAAACTGAGTCCCCGGTAAGCTCCGAACCAGGGATGCTGATAAGCAAAGGAACAGTCCCATGGTAGTACAGAGAACCGGTGCCTGCGTAGACCGCACTACCGTCCGACACGGCACCATCTACAAGGGAAGACCGAACGATCAGGCTGTTGAACTCTGCATCACCACTCTCATCGACCATCCAGCCAGAGACGCCTGTCACAAAGTCGTCGGACTGCACGCCGCCCCCAAAGACGGCGAGACCAGCCGCGGCAAAACTGACGGTGTCTATGTGGTTCGCCTGCACCGTGCCATTGACAATGACCTCGCTCGACGTCGCTGGACGCACGAAACTATGATACCAGAGAGTGGGTCCGGAGACATCGCCGCTGGCGTCACGGCCTCGACGTGCTCTGAACTTCGCAAAAACAGCACCAGCCGGAGGCGTCATTATAGCGGAGTATTTCTGTTGAGAATTCACCAGTGTGTGCTCGTGCACGAGATGATCCGCAATCAGTACCTGATCAACATCGAACCAGTGAATGCGAGTTTGTGCCGTACCAGACATGCCGCTTGTGTTGGACCGGAACATGCCACCAACAACGTATTCGCGCGTTGCGTCCACTACGAAAAAATCACTGTCACCTGCAGCAACAAATCCGTTTGCGCTGCCCGATGCCGGAGAGCCGCTCCATATCAGGCGGCGGTCGGTGGTCTCAAAAACGCCATCACTGTCCGACAACGAGAATCCAGACCCCAAATTCCAACTAGAGGCGTCATACAGGCCAGCATCTGGTATGAGGTTTGTGAAGTCACCAACCGTCAACTTGGACGCCGTGATCGCTCCCGCGTCGATCTGCGCGGCCTGCACCGCACCGGCTGCGATCTTGGCCGTGGTTATCGCGTTGGCTGCAACCTTGTCCGCAGTGACAGCGTCGGCTGCAATCTTGGCTGCGGTGATGGCGTTTGCCGCCAGCTTGTCGACTGTCACGGCAGACGCCGCGATCTTGTCAGCCGTGATCGCCGAGGCGGAGACCTTCACCGCCGTGACAGCACCCGTTGCAATTTCAGAGGCGGTGATGGCACTGGCCGCGATCTGTGAAGCGGTGATCGTATCCGTCGCGATATTGGACGCCTGAATAGTCCCCGCCGCAATCTCGGCTGTGGTGATCGTGCCCGCCGCGATCTTGGCCGCTGTGACCGAGTTTGCCGCGAGCTTGTCGACCGTCACGGCAGACGCCGCGATCTGTGAGGCAGTGACAGCACCAGCCGACAGCTTTGGCGTGGTGATCGCACTGTCCGTGATCTGCGTCCCGGTAATCTGCCCGGTGAGCTTTGCCGCCGCCAGATCCGAGATCTGCGCATTGGTCAATTGTCCGGACACCTTCGACGCAGCCATGCCCGCTATCTTGGCATCTGTGACCGCAGAGGTCGCGATCTGCGGTGTCTGTATTTGTCCGGTCAGCTTTGCCGCCGCGAGGTCTGCGATCTGCGCATTGGTCAACTGTCCGGTCATATCGCCTGCAGGAATCGTCGCGATATAGGCCGTGCCGTTCCAGCGATAGAGCTTGCTCTGAAACACAATGGTCTCTGTCGATTTTACGGTCGGCAAAGACCCGGATGAAATGATCGTGATTGGCTCTATGCCTGTTGAAAAGTCAGCAACGATCAACCGCAAATCCGGTGTGGTCACGCTCAGCCAAGGCGTCCAGGCGGTCGGCACGTCGATCTGATACCGTGCACGCGCCTCATATTCCGTGGCGGGAAGGATATCGCCGCGCACAAGCGCACGCCCGCCGATCACATCCTTGACGCCCTCGGCCACCACCTCACCCGTCGCCTTCACCCGCACCTGAAACTTGAGTGTGCGCACAACCGTGGCAAAATCCGGGTCCCACGCCAGCAGGATGGCGGGGCGGCGCGCAGTGCTGGACGCATCCGACAATTCAAACGCAGTGGCGCTGAGAGGCACCACCAGCGGCGCAGGCGGGGTCAGGCCGTTGGTGGGCAGCGGGGCTGGCACATCAAGCTCCGGTGCCCATGCCACGTCGCCTGCCTCGCGCTCACGCACTGTGACCACCTGCATCAGCGTGTCGGGCCTGTCCTCGACCTCGACCACCTCGAAAACCTTGGCGCTATAGCCGTAGATATCGCTGGTGAAGCTGATCGAATCCAGCGGCTCAATCGTCGCAAAACTCGGCGGCAGGGTCATGCGGTGCGTGATAAAACGCCGCCCGTCCAGCAGGTAGGAATTCAGCAGGTGCTGTGCCTGAGATTTGTCGCTGACTGCTGGCAGGCCCACGTTGATGATCCGCTGCCCGCCGTCCTCATTTTCCCAACCGGTGTTGAATATTCCGTCTGCGTCCCGCCCCTCCCAGAGATCATTTGGCTCCAGATAGGTGCCGGTGATGCCGTTGGCGATTTCCTCCAGCGTCGGGAATGGCGTGAGCAAAGCAGGCTCGGTGATCACAAAATCCGCGTCAGTCAGCGACAGGACCGGGGCCGCAGGCGCACCGACACGCACCCGGAACACACCGCCGAATTCGCTGATCTGCGCAAAGCTGGCGCGGTTCATTTCCTCGATCACATCGAGCGGTTCATGCTCCTGCACGTTGATCTCAAACCCGGCGACATATTGCTTGCGAGACCCGATCAGCACGTCGCATTCATTCATCGCGGCGAACCAGTTATCAAGCGGCAGATCCTCGGCAGGCACGCGCCCACCCCAGACATCGCCAGTGGGCAGGGTGATGCCGCGCAGGATGTTGTAGTTGATCACCTGCGGGTTGTCGGTCCACTCCCATGTTGACGGATTGGCCCAACGATGCGAACCACTGCCGCCAACAGTCGTATCCTTGCGCGGATCGTAGAGAGGGATTCCCAACACCTCGAAGCGCACCGAGGGCAGGCCGCTGTAAATCGCCTGATCAAACCAGAAATGCATGGCGGCATAGGCCGTGCCATGCAGAATGTGGTCCGCCGTCCATGGCCGGTCGGGATGGCTGCCGTAGCGCGACACAAGGCCGGGATCGGCGGTGGTCTGCGTCCCGTCATAGAATTTGATCCATGCCCGATTCTGCGTCGGGAAATCATCGAGCACAAAGCCGAGATCGAAAGCGCCGATAAATCCCGCCAGCGCAGGCAGGTTATACCCCACAACGTCCGTGATTGTGCGCCATTGACCATCGACCGACACCCGCCCGGTCAGGCCGGTCACGGGCACGTTGCTGATCTCCAGAATGTAGGTCATCAGCTTGTTGTCATTCAGCGTCGAGTATGCCGGCGCAACCGCATGCCCCTCAACCGAATAGGTGCCCACCACGAACTTCTGCGGTGTCACGTCGCCGGAGGTGGTCTGTTCGGTCTGGATGCCCGATGGATTGACCTTGGGCTTTTTCTGAAAGAGCGAACCGACAAGAGACAGCGCCGCACCAAAGGCCACGCGCGTGACGAAAGTGCCGATCGCTGCGGCAGCCGCTGCGCCGAACGCAGGCGTGAGAAACCCGATAAGCGCCGCCTCAAGCCCGGTCGCCATAGCTGCGCCGGGCGCTATGATGAGCGCCAGACAGATCGCAAGGAACCAAATCATATCCTGAATGCCCTCACGGCCTTGAGGCGGGACAGCGTGCCGATGCCTTCATGGGGCCGCAGCACAAACACCCGGTCACTGGCAAATATGCCCATGGCATCCTGTTCACACACCGCCAGATCTCCGACCTGCGCCATGGCGGGCGGGATCTCCGGGAACAGCGTGGCGATGTAATCGACGTGACTGGCAAAACCGTCCTCGGCCATCATCTCTGCCCCTCGCTTCATGCTGCGATAGCGCCCGCGCCACCGCTCGCCGTGATCCACGCCCGTCGCCACCTTGACCCATCCCGCGACATACATAGCGCAGTCGTGGCTGCCGGGACGGAATCGCTTGGTGCGGACCAGATCGAAATAGGCCATCAGCATCTGTGCGCGCGTCATCTGCGATCCTCCCCGCCGCCATCAGACCGCTCAGGCGGTGAGGCGGGCGTGACGGTGGTCGGCGGAGCCACACCAACGGCCTGCAGGATGCCCCAGAACACCTTGACCGCGCCCGAAACGGACGCATATTCGCGGCCCCGGTCGGTCGGGCTGATCCGGCGCTGCGCCGCGTCCGATTTCTTGACCGTCAGGGTGCGTGTCAGCGCCCGTGCAGCGCTGGCAACCGTCATCGAGATATCTGCCGATTGACCCTCGGCGGCACGGGGCAACGGCATTTCCTCGACCCAGCCGCGAATGACCCGGATCGGCACGCCGATCTGCACCGCCTTGACCGGATCGAAGAGCACGCGATGCACCTCGACCGCCGCGCCGCGCAGGTCGTAGAGGTTGATCAGATTGATCACTGGCGCCGGGATGCCAGAAAATCGGATTGTGTGCATGCGGACATTCAGACCCACCTCGCCCCGGATCGGCTCCAGCCCGAGCAGAGACCCCGCCCCCTGATAGTTGCGCGCGGTCTCACCCACCGTGAATTGCCGCACGTCGAGACCATTCCAGAAGCCGATGCTTTCCACCACGCCATCTGAACGGCGGCGGGCAGAGACCCACACGAGGTGACGCGGGACCACGCCCGACAGGCTGGCAAGATGTGCCTCTGCGGCTGTGCCATAATCACGCATGTGTCACCCGAGCGTTTGTACAAAAGAGAATTGCGGCCCGTCCGACACCACGGGGCGTTGCACGCCGTAGCCGGGGCCGGGATCTAGCACCGCTTTCATCAGCGGCTTGATCAACGTGACCGGCGTGCTGGTGACCACACCGGGCTGAATCGGTGGCGTGACCTGAAACGACGCGGTTGCGCCCGAGCCATTGGCAAGCACATCACTCACCAGCCTGTGCAGCGCATAGCGCGTGGGACTGGAGCCGTATTGCCAGCCGATCAGGTCCCCGCCGCGCAACTGGTAATTGGCAGGCAAACCAGAGACCGACAGCATGCGGAAATCAGCACCATCAAGCGCCGAGATCACCGGCGTAGCAGCGCCCAGAAGCGAGCCATCAGGATCATCTGCGGGATGCGTCTTGGACGGATCATAGACAAGGAATGTCGCGCCGGGCGTGTCGAGCACGGACAGGAGTGCATCAATCCGGGCCGCGTCAGAGCGGATGTTCGTCGGCGGAACCGAGAACGACCCACGCCAGACCGGATCACCGAGCGAGGCCGACAGCGGAATGCCGCTGGCCGTCCGGTCTATCTGGCGCGGGTTGTTGATGATCAACTGCGACACAGAGATTTTAAGCCGGTCTTGGAACTCAGCCAGCGCGAGAGGGAAAGCCAAGGGCATTAATCGCGCCTCCGGGGGTCTTTGTTGATTTGCTTCACCGCCTCGGGCAGCGCCTTGCGCCGGAATTCAGAGAGGCCCGCACTTGTGACCTGCACCGCAAGGCCCTGAATCCGTCCCTCTTGCTGCGCCGTGAAGCCATCAGGCGCGATCAGCCGGATCGTAGCAGAGCCGCCAATGCCACCGCCGCCCTGCATCATGCGGGCCGTGTCCACGCGCGAGGTGACAGTCGCGGGGCCTCTGACGGCCTCAATCCCGTGCTCGCCAACAAAACCGAATTTCCCCGCAGGAATGTCGCCGCCACCATCGAAGAAGCCCGCGAATATCTCGGAAAGCCCCGATCCCTTGAAAAGAGAACTGGCCAACCCGCTGATGCCGCTGGACAGCAACTGTCGCCCGAGTTGTGAAAATGCATCTCCAATGCTGCCAGCGCCAAGGGCAATATTGGCTACCATGTCGCCAAACTTGTCTGCGGTTTTCTGGCTCTGCTTTTCGAGATCCTTGAGCGCCTTTTCAGCGTCGGTCAGACCTTTCTTTGCCTTCTTCGCTGCGCCGCCGCCAAGCTCACCAAGGGAAGAGGCCAAAGTTTTTGCCTGTTCAGTTGCCGCATCCGACGCTTCACCCTCTGCGTTGACGATCTCAATCAGTTTTCGGGCGGCGTCGCGGGCCTTGTCGAAACCCTGTGTTGCGAGGGATGATGCCTCGCCACGCAGCCGCGCAGCTGCACTGGCTGCAGATTGAGCGCGCCCATCGAATTCAGCCATTGCACTTGCCGCTTCGCCTGACGTGCGCAGAATGCTTTCGGAAAACTCCCCGAGACCCGGCACCCCGGCCAGATCAAGACCAAGGTTGCCAAGGAAACGCGACCAAGCCTCTTGGATAGTCGATAGCATGCCAAAAAATGAGGATTGGACTTCGCTCCAAATAGCCCCAAGGGCCGGGCCGATGCTGGATGCACTGGTCTTAATACCTTCCCAGACACCCGATGCCAGATCGCCTAGAGCGCTCAGAGCCTCACCCCAAGAGCCAGTCGCATCCTTGAGCCTCACAAGAAAATCGACAAGAACCCCCGCACCAACGACCAGCGCGCCAATGCCTGTGGCAATCATCCGTCCGCGCAGTATCAAAAGGGCCGCAGAAAGAGCGGCCACTGCCGCCACCGTTGGCCCGCCCACAATATCCGCAAGGCTGGAAAGACCAGAAGCCGCACCGGACAGGATGGCAACCCAGCCGCGCGTCACGGTCACAATTCCGTCAATCGCAGCGCGGAGCGCGCCCCCTTCTCGAAGGCTATCAGTAATTGCCAGAGCCAAAGCGCCAAGAGCCGGGACAACGGCAATTGCCATTTGCTGTCCGAACACCCGCGCAACCAAAGACAGACGCCCAATCCGGTCGTTGGCTTGCTCGATTGAAGCCGCCACAGGGCCACTCAGCGCAAGCCCATAATCCTCAACATCCTTGCGTGCCTGTCGAATAGCATTGCCACCGCCGAGCAACAGCAGAACCATTTCGCGGCTGCGCACACCAAGTGCCTGCAACAGGGCCGTCGCCTGCCCTGTGCTTAGGCCAAGCGCCTGAACTCGGTCTGCAATTGTGGCGAGCTTTTCGTCGGCATCCAAATTGACAAGATCTTGCGCTTTAAGTCCGAGCTGATCCAACGCCTGCGTTGCAAGCTTGCCGCCTTTGGCAATCTCCCGATCGATGTTTTGAAGGTTGTCTGTCAGCGCAGAGACAGGCACGCCCGCCTCTTCTGCTGCCAGTTTTAACCCCTCAAAACCACCAATGGATGCCCCCAGCCTGCGAGAGGCCTTAGCGGTCTGGTCGATATCCTTCGCACCGGCCAACGCAACAGCCGAGATAGCAGTAAAAGCCGCAGCGCCAACCGCCGCAAACTTTACGACCTGCTGCGCCAGTTTCTGGGTCGATGATTGCGCGCGCTTCGCGCCCTTGTCGAACTGTGCACTGTCCAGCCCAAGGTTGACGCGCAACGCGCCGATCACAGAGGATGCCATTATTTTCGGTTCCTTGCCAATGCCCGGTCTATTTTGTCCCAGGTCTCAACCCACCGGCGCTTCAATTCCGAGCGATCCGGCTTGTGGCCGGTGAATTCGTCCAGCGATAGTGGCTTTTTCAGGTGGGGCAGCATCGCCGCAAACCACACATTTGTGCGCTCGCGCTCGATCCGCAGCGCAGCACCCTCCATCTCAAGGCTGTAGAGGCGCGGCGTGATGCTCCAAAACCGCGCCGGATCGAAACCCGCCGCGATGTAATATTTCAGCAGGTCCGCTAGGTTCAGGCCGCCCGCGTCGGCCTTTTCCGGTTTCCCGGCTTGGCGGCCTTGTCTGCGTCGGGCGATGATGCGTTAAGCAGGCGACTAAGCAGATCCTTGTTTTGAGAAACAATGTCATCCACAAGCCATTTGTCGGCAACGTCGCTGTGATACCTCTCCAACGCCAGAATAAACAAATCTATAGCGATGTTGAGGTCCGGGAACCAATCAGGACCAGCCCCATCGGGGCGGTCAAGACGCGATAAAACGTCAAGGCCATACTTGGTTTGCAGATCAGCAAGCACCGACATGCTCATCGACAGGGTATATTCTTCCCCGTTCGCCTTGACTTTTAGCAATCCGCGAGCATCAGCCATTATGCGATCACCCGCACATTGCTGGCCTGACGGTCAAGGATCTTGACAGAAAGGGCAGACATGGCAATCCCACCAACCGAACCGGTCGGCGAGAAAGAGTTGATATAACCGCGATAGGTGCGTCGCAGAGAATCGCCAGCCGGGTCAATGTTGAACTCAATCAGCACATCTTCGCGCGTCCCGGCAGCGGTGAGCGCAGCCAAGGTCTCAAGCAGCGTGTCGCCAGCATGACCCGACCAAAGCTGCTTTTCCTGCGACCAGTCCGCAGTTGGCAACATGCCGGGAATAGTCTCACGCGTGCGGCCCGGCGACTGCATGTGTGTGGCGTCCTGATCTTCAGGAACCTGCTCAGGAAATGGGATGTCGGTAAACCCGAGGATCTGCGTCCAAGTGAGAACCGACTCGACCGTGCGACCGATCCAAAGTTCCCAGTCATAGGCGATATCGCCTGCAAAAGCTGTCTGCGGCATTTTATGCCCTCCATGCAGTGGTGAAATCCATGCTCACGCGGTAGGGCCGCGTGGCCTCGTTACTGCCGCTTTCACGGCTGTCTCTGGCGCCTTGATGCGTAATCAGGCGAAAACCGCCCCCACGGTAGGCGTGCAGGAGCGTGCGCACTGCGCGGGCAAGACCTTTGGCGGCGGTGAACGTGGTGCCGTAGCAATCGACCTGCACAAGCCCCTCAAAGAGTCCGTTCGGCCCATTCATAACCAAGCCCTCGGCATCGGCGATCACGTTCAGCACGATCCCCGGCAGCGCCGCCCCTTGCGGATGCGCCCCCCAATTGATCCGGCCCGCCGGTGCGATAGCCGTGACTGCCGCCGATCCTGTCAGCAGCGCGCGAAATTCCTCTTCCATCGTCAGCCCCTTGCCGCTCTGGCATTCGCCCTTGCGATGGTTTTCTGGACATCCTCCCAGAGGTTCTTTCCCAACCGCTCAAGCAGCGCGTTTTGATCCTGTTCCCATGCCGGGCGGGCGAAGGGCTGCGGCGCGTGGATGATGTTGCCGAACTCTTGGTTATGAGCTTGCGGCAACGGTCCTGCCCCGACGAACATTTCGACCGCCGCCTTGTCATTGCGGAACATCTTGCGGTGCTTAGCCTTCTGGCGCTTGCTCAGCTTGGTCGAGACCGCGATTGACGCCGCGAGATCATCGCCAGACGTGGCGGGATCATCAGGCGCGAGGCGGCGCATCAAATCGGCCAATGGCTGCGCGGCCTTCTTCAGCGACCGCCGCCCGGATGCCTTGCGGGCCGCTGGTGCGGCGAGCTTTTCCAACTCCGCCTCAAGCCCCTTGAACCCCTCAAGCTTTACCGTGACGCTCACTGATCCACCCTCGCCGATGCCGTGATCTCCAGACGGTCAAGCCTGCCGATTTCCTTGATGCCCGAAATGTCATATTTCAGCCCCGCGCAGGTCAGCCGATCCTTGGGCGTCAGGCCTCTGGTGAATATGCTGGACCGCACCACAAACCGCGTGGTGATCGAGGCCCCGACCTCGCCCGCCCGCCACCGCTCGCCGTCGCTTACGTCCTTCTTGGATGCCCAGACAGGAGTGCCGTGATCGGCAAAGGTCTCGACATGCTCAAGCCCGTTGTCTGTCAGGCTCGCGCGCTGGAACTGGACGCGACGGTCGAGATCCCCGGCCCCCGACATCACACCAACCTGCGGTATGGAGCAATCAGCGCGTCGAAAGCCATTGGCGTGTCAAAAGCACTGCCCACCATGACCGTTTCCCGCGTCTTGTACCAATGCGCAATCAACATCAGCATGGCTGTTCTTAGAGGGGCAGGCACAGCGGCGGCGTTTGCATACCCAGCCGTGATCAAGAACTGCACGGGATAATCGGACTCGTCCAACTCGGGACGCAACACATTCGACGCAAACCGCCATTCGGTGGCCGAGGATGGCCATGCAGAAAGCATATAGTTTGCAGCATCAAGCGTCTGCGATGCGCTGTCAGGATCGTTATAGGTGACGACAACGGATGTGACAGGCTCAACAGGAAGGACCAGACTATCAAGCCAGCCCGTCAATTCCAGTTTCCAGACCTGCTGCATGACGGCCCGGCCTAGTATGCCAGCCGGGCTGTCAAGGTGTTGCGCTGCCGACGCGATCAGAGACGCGATCAAAACATCATCATCGTCGTGATCGACGCGGCAGTGCAGCTTGGCTGACGCCAGATCAACCGGATCATTATCTGGCGGCGTGATCAGTGTCAGCCTCATGATTTAGCCTTTCGCCTTCTGGTCTTTGGCAACCTTGGCGTCAGCCTCTTCCTTGGCCTTGGCCTCCGCCTCCGCCTCTGCCTTGGCCTTGGCGTCAGCCTCTTCCTTGGCTTTGACAATGTCAGCCGGAGTCGGACCATCGGCATCGTAGCCAAAGGCAGGAATCAAAGACGCAGCTTCGCTATCGCTGAAAGCCGCAGTCTCGCCGGGTTGATACATACGATAAACCCGAGTGAACGTAACGCGCCGCATCAGACCGGCAGACGTTCTGCGCCGCCGAACACGAGCACGGCGGAAAGCGCCGCAACATCGGTGGCGCCCGCGCTCAGATCCGGGGTGAAGTTTGCGCGCACATAACGGCCCGCACCCATCAACGGCACATTGACCTCAAACGTGCCGGTCACGGTGCCGCCCCCCACCGGACCAGTCGCCACGACCGCGAGTGCGGCGGTTTGCAGCGTTTCTGCGTCCGTCAGATCGTCAGTTTGCCCCTCTTGGACCGTGTAACCGATCGACAGGGTTTCCCCAGCAGCCAGCGTGGCGGTGAAGGGTATGGCCAGAACTGCGGATTGCGGACTGCCAATGGCGTTGCGATCAATGATCACGCCGGTCACGGCAGTGTTATCGCCAGTACCCGCCGCTGTCGCAGCGGTGTTGGCAGCAGCGCGGAGAACCGTGATCAGGTCTCCGATGCTGCGATTTTGAGTGGTCATGTCAGACCTCCATGATTGCAGGGAAAAGGCAGGCCAGTGGGTCCGGCCTGCCGGTTGATCTCAGATCAGATCAGGGGTTTGGGGTCAGGGTGCCCAGGTCAGGCCAGTCATGACCGCGATGGCGGGCAAGTGACGCGCGCCGATGTCGTGCTGCATGATCATCCGCATGAGCGTTTCATCACGGCTGAACGCGGCCTGCATGGTGCCTGCGCTGTCTTTGTAGGCCGCTTCGGTCGACATTGCGACCTCGATGCCCATGTGCTCGCCGATCAGGATATGAGCCGGGTGCACCAGCATCAGTTCCGACTCGGTCCCGCCGCCAAGGTTGTCGGGGATCTCGGTGGTCTGATGGAACGGCTTGCCGCGCAGCCTGCCTTCCGACATCTCGGGATAGACCTTGTTGCCGTTGCCGTCGCGCAGATTGGTCAGGTACATTGCGGTGCGCGGCGACCCGATCCAGTGTGCGCCAGTGTAGGGCACATTGGCATTACCAAGCGCCAGCTCCATGCGGCCCAGATCGTTATCGACCTTCTGCAGATCCGGAGAAGCGGTCATGGTCAGGATATTGGTGGTGGCAAAGGACGTGCCGACCAACTGATACCGCAGGCCCTTCGGGGCATACTCGGTGCCATTGCCGCGCAGGAAAAAGCGATCCTGAATCTGTGCCGCGTCCGCAACCGCATCATCGCGAACCATGCGGTCGACTGCCGTCGAGGCAGACCGCAAGAGATCGTTCGAAATCGGGATGATCCCGCTCAACTTCTTCGCCGACAGTTTAACTTGCCCGTAAGTGTAGCCGGTTGCCGCAATGTCGGTAAGCTCACCGCCATAACCGAAATTAGCACCCGATGCGCGGCGGTTTGTGGTCATGTTGCCGTTGGGCATCGGCACAATGCGCGGGCCCATGGCGGTCACGACGCTGGCAGGGCGCAGCAATTCGATCACCTCAGTTGAGACATCCTCAGGAACAAGAAAGCCACCAAGCGCCCCCTGCCCCATTTGCTGACCCGCAAACAGGCCGCTGTCACCATTGGCCTCGGCGATCTGTTGGGCAACGTAGTGATTGCCGCCAGCCGCAGCGATGGTGCGAACCATGCGCGCAAAAGTCAGACCCTTTTCTGCCGGGGCAGCGGGAACAGCCGCAGCCGGGGCAGGATTTGAACCGGGAAGCGGATCGACCGGGCGTGCAGCCTGGGCACGCCGACGCTCAACATCCTCAAGGCGGGCCAGTTCACCAGCAACCTTGTCATCTTCGGCCTTGAGGGCGTCAAATGCGGTCGACTGATCGGCTGTCCAATCCTCTCCTTCCGGGACAGAGGCAACAAGCGCCTCCATCTTATCAATGATACCCGCGCGGCGGGCCTTCAGCTCCAGGATTTTATCCATGGTCAGCTCCTATTGTGCGGCACGCCGCCGCGTTTCAATCTCCGCAGAGGCCCGCGAGCGACCCCCTACGACTTTTGTCCGGTTTGACCCGGAACCCTGTGACAGAACACCCTCAAGCGTTCCGATACGATCTGCCATGCCGACGCGCACAGCCTCTCCGGCAAAGACCATTGCGCCCTTGCCGAATTGCTCACGCACGACACCCTCCGGAACTCGCCGCCCTGCGGCCACGTCGCCCACGAATACGCCTTCGATGGCGTCGACATCGCGCAGAATGGACGCTCGCCCCTCTTCTGTGGTCGGGTCTGGACGCTTGAACGGTGCGCCGCTGGAAACGATTTCATAAGAGCGTCGGCCATCTGCATCGGCAGACTCCTGACGGCTCATTGATGCGACCAGACCAATCGACCCGACAGACGCAGCCCGGTCGAGAACCATCTCACCTGCCTGTGAACCGAGCCAGTAAGCAGCCGATGCCGCCATACCCGTGACAAAGCTGGTCATAGGCTTTGGCCCGGCGCGCAACATTTCTGCGGCTTCACCAAGGCCAGACACGACGCCACCGGGGCTGTCGATCAGCATCACGACGCTTTCGACGTCTGCCGATGCCCAAGCCACACGCATGTCACGCATGACGGTATCAAGCGACGTTCCCCCGGACGATGCGCTGACCATATTGGACCGGGGATATATGGCCCCGACCAGCGGCACCACAGCGACACCGTTGCGGACCATGCTCATTTCGGACCCGTCAAGGCGCGTGCCGAGGGCGGCAACTGCCTCCAAACTGTGCTGCACCTGCATCGCGTGGCCATCCTTTGCCAGCCGCTCAAGAACATCCGAGTCGAACGCCCGCAAAGCGATGGCCTCAATGGCTGCGAGATAATCAGGCAGAATTGCCCACGGCTGTGACCGGATTGCGGAAATGACCGCAGACAGTTCCTGTTTCACGATGTCTCTCCTTGGTTCGCTGCGGGCGAGCCCGCCAGCGCCATGTTTGACGGGCGCCAGTATTCTTTGCCCGCCGCGCCGTCGATATTCGGCTGGTTTTCTTTGGCGCGCAGCTCATCGGCGTTCGCCATGCCCATCTGTCTTTGCAGCCAGTAGGCCTCCATGCGGCTCTTGAGATCGCCCTTGACCAAGGCGTCTGTAAGGTGCTCGTAGTAGTGACCTGCACGCCCAAACGTCATGGTAAGTGCCTGCGACACACGCTGATAATGCGGCCCCATGTGATAGATCACGAACTCCAGAGACTGGTGCTCGATGTTGTTGTTCGTTGACCGCGACAGGTCGAAGATCAGGTGCGGTGGCACACCCCAGATCCGCGCCAGATCAACCACTTGAAACTGGCGTGTTTCCAGAAACTGGCTGGATTTCATATCATGGGTCAGGAATTGAGCGGTAAGATCCTGATCCAGAACCGCAACCTGATCGCCCTCTGGACCGCTATAGAGCGAATTCCAATCTTGCCTAATACGAGCCTTGTCATCGTGGTTGACCTTGGACTTGGTTTGCAAAACCGTCGATGGCCTGCCCCCCTTGCCCCAGAACTTGGCGGCGTGGTTCGATGTGGCAATCGACGCGCCAAGCGCCTCTCTGGCATATTTGATCGGATCAAGTCCGTGGATGCCGTTCCGGCTGAACCCCGGAATGTGCATGATGTCCCGCTTTGCAAAGCGACCACTTGAGCCATCAGGAAGCGTGGCATCGTAGAACAGCACCGTGCCAACCTCGCGGTCGAAATAGTCCGCAATCGTGACTGAACCGGGCTTCAAACGTGTCAAGGCAACCGGCTCTCCGCGCATGTTACGACTGACATAGGCGTAGAAATCTCCGGTCAGCAGCATATCAGCCAGCAGCAACTCAAGAAATGCAAAAGGGGTTTGGTGACTGTTAGGGTTTGCCCGAAACAATTGGGCCTCGGGCAGAGCATCCTTGTTCAAGCGTCCGGTTTCGCCACGTTCGTAGTAATGCACCGGCGTCATTGCAAACGTGCCGGTCAGGATTCGCAAAGCCGCGAGCGTGGCCGGAATTGAGAGCGCGCTGGCTTCATTGACCCGAACCCCTGCGCGGGACGAACGCCCCTCAACTGCAAAAGTGCGCCACTGGCTTTCGCTCTGTGTGTCAGACGCTGCCGAAATCGGCGGCTCAGAGCGCGCGACAGTATGCGAAGCGCTGGAGCGGAACAGATCAAGCAAACCCATAATTACATTCCCGTGTATTCAAAGGCCGAAACGCCAGCGGCCACAGGATTCCGCGACATCAACTGATAGGCGTTGAGGCCAGCGATGAGCGGGTCGATCTTGGCACGCCCTGCCGTGAATTTCGTGATCATCACTGCCGACCCCCGTGTTTCTGTTTTGGCATTGCCAAGACACCAGTCCATCATGGGCTGGCCGCCGTGCCGATATGTTCCGTTCTTCAGCTTGCGCTCGATGCCCCAGATCGCAGGCGACAAGGCAGGGCCCTGCCGGATTGCCACGATCTGATCGTCTGTAATGCCACCAAGGATCAGCTCATCAAGCATGGCCGAAATGCCGTATGGATCGACGCCGATTGCATCATGCTCCGGCAGCAATCCCGCCGCCGCTACCGCCTTGATCAGATCTGCGACCTCTTCGATATCCTGTGTCGGGCGATCCTCATCGAGGATGGTCAGATCGCCTTGCTCCGCGAAATCTTTCAGCCGCGGGGCGATCTCTTTGCGCACCTCCAGAACCTCGGGATGCGCCCAGGCATGGAACCACGCGAGCCAGTCTTTGGTCTCTCGATCCCGGCCCAAGAGGCCAAGGCCGAACAGGTCATCAAGGCCACCGCCGTCGATGCCGGCAACAATCACCTCGCTGCGGCGCATAAGATCCTCGAACGTCAGAACCTCCGAAGCGCCAGCCCAATGATGCGCGGCTTGCCAATCGCCCCCGAGCCCCACGCCAATCTCGACGTTGAAGTGCTGCGAGGCCAGAAGGGCCAGAGATTGCGCGCCGTCCTCTTTCGCCTGGACAAGCTGATCGGTCAGAAAGTCTGGATCGACCGACCGGCCAAGGTTCGGATTGACCATTCCCCACGTCTTGGGGTCTTGCCATTGCTTCACCATGGCGGGCGGCAGCTCATACAGCACCGGCAGGTTCGGCAGTTTCAGGCGCCCGTCCCGCACGGCGCGGGCGCGCTCCAGTTCCTTCTTGAACACACCCGATGGCGCGCTCTTGGATTGCGTCGTGATCTGCATCAGGAACCCATCGGGCCGCGATGCCAGAGCGCCGCGCAGCTCGACAAAAACCGCCTCGGCCCGGCTCTTGCGAGCGAACTCGTGGGTTTCGTCAATCAGCGTGTAGGTCGCTTTACCCCCGGTGATCACGTCGCTGTCAGCGGCCTTGATGGCGATCTCCGCCTTGCTCAGCCGGTGCGTGATCGTGCGCAGGTGCTCACGAATATGGAACAGCTTGTCGAGCGTCTCATCGGCCCGGATGATGCCCCACGCTTGCTTGAACGCGATCTTGGCAATCGTCATTGTCGGCGCGATCAGCAGCAGCTCTGCCTCTGGACGCTCATTGACCAGACAGGCCACCACGATGATCGCCGCCGCAATGGATGACTTGCCGTTCTTCTTCGGGATCAGCAGGAAGAATTCCCGCAGCGCCCGCCGCTTCGTCACCGGGTCGAGTGATCCAAAGATCACCCGCACCAGGTCAAACACCCATTGCTCACAAACCTCGCCATAGGTCGGCATGCCGATCAGGTCAGGAACCCGCAACCGCTTGAAGATCGCCAACGCCCGATCGGCAGAGGCATCGAACAAAGGCAATTCAGGAATCAGGCTTTGCCCGTTCTGAATTCGGATATCCCAATCGGGCAGCGAGGTGTCCCAAAGCTGCCGACGAACTGGAGCGTTCATGATCTCAGTTCAGCCGACTCGGCCCAAGAAGATCGTCCCACCCGTCAGACGTTGCAGCCTCTTCCGCCGCACGCTGCGCGGCTTCCTTCTTGCCCATGCCGATCCCGGCGTCTTGGGCTTCTTTCTGCTGGGTCTCAAGCACCACCTTTTGCCGGGTCAGCCCATCGCGATCTAGCATCTCGCGAAGCTGCTTCATCGCGGTCATGTTGCCATCCTCGATGGCGGCCCGGATCAGGCGCGCGTTTGCGGCCAGCTCCAGCCGGTCACGCATCTTGTCGCGCTCCAGAAGCGCGGCTCTAAAATATCGCTTGAGAGACGCAAGGGAGATACCCACCGCATCTGCAATACGCTGGCTTCCCCAGCCACGCGCCAACGCGGCCTCTACCATGTCCCGGTCTTGCGGGTCGATCTGCAAAGGTGGCCTGCCACGCGCGCCCAGGCGCTCTCTGACGGGGTTCCCGAAAAGGTCGGTGGCCCGATCATCCCGAAATTTGCCCGCCATCAGAAAAAAATCTCCGCGTGTTAGAGCCGCCGGTCTCCAGCAGGGTCGGGTCGTAGAGATTAGACCCCCCCTCCCCTCTGACCCTGCTCGGCGCGCTGTTTGTGTGTGTCGTGGCAGAGCTTGCACAAGCACTGCAGGTTGTCGTCATCCCAGAACAGATCGGGATCACCTCGGTGTGGCGTCCTGTGATCCGCAACCAGCATCGAACTGTCGGCCTCGATCACACCGCACATCTGGCAGGTGAACAGATCACGGACCAAGCAGCGCCACCGTGCACCGTTGGGTCGAGCCTTCCACCTTGCCAGATTGTACCACTTGCGCCACTCGACCGAGCGGCGGGCATCCTCGAAGCTGATGTCGAGCTTGCGCGGCCCGTTGGATAGAGTCGCGATGCGCGGCTCAAGCGACCTCAACCGCCCCACGTCTCGCCTCCCAATGTCGTGAATGGATGCCGGGCTTTCCCCGGCGCGTTTCATCTGAGCCTCCAAGGCTGACATGACAACGCCCGAGGCGGGGTCTCCGCTCCGGGCGCAATTCGTGATGATAGTAGATTCTGTAACTTCTCCGAGCCTAAGCTGTCAAACCCTATTTTGTAGGTTGGACCAGATCAAACCCCCTCATGCGGTCCAGCGCCCCACATAAAGCGCTGCGCAGGCCATCCCTGCACCGGGTGTTGACGCCCCATCCATGCGCCTTCAGGACCGCATCTAAGCTCATGCCATGGACACAGACCTGATCGACCAGCACGCGCACCAGTATCGAACGGCGCTTATCACCTGCGGGGCGCTCACGCCTCACCTTGCGCGCCAGCCCTGTATCCATCCGACGCCGCATGACCCGCAATCTCTGGATATCCTGAAGTACCGCCTCCTGCACCCCGCCACCACCGGACCCGCCACCACGGCCATCCGGCTCAAGCGAGACACAGCCGAGACCAGAACTTGCCACCCGTTCGACCAGCGCGGCATACTCACGGCCCACCTCGACCTGACCAACCGAGAACGGCGGCACGAACGCGGCCTCACTACCGCCCACCTTGGCATGCGCCTCCCACGCCTTGCGCGTCATGGTATCGAACGCATCGGCCACCCGAGCGGCGCGGCGGCCCTTGTAACCCGCATTGACCGATCGCCATGTGCCAGCATCGGTGCGGACCATTTCGCGTGGCGTGAATGCGATGGTCTCGCCACGCGCCGGGGCAATGGGCATCATTGGGCCGCACTCGACAGGCGGTGTCGCACGAGCCAGAACACCTGCCACCGCTGCGCACTCAGCATCCCGGCGCAGCGCTTGTGAGAGCAGATTGACCGCCGATACCCGCGCCACCCCGTCACAACCCACATAAACAACCGCGCCCGCCTTTATGAAATCCGCCATGTTGTGCCTCATTTGCCGCTCTCCTGCTCTGCCATCCCTGCGATCTCCTGACACTTGCGCAGCGCCGCCACGCGCCGATCCCGCCACATCGCCTCGGACGGGCCCAGATCCTCGCCCCGTGCCAACCGGCCCTCAAGGCTGCGCAACTGGCGTGCGGCTGGCTCGGCATCGTTCTTGATCTGCGTCACGGTCCAGGCATTGGGCCAGCGCCGGTTGCGCCGAAGCTCGGCCAGCAGTTCCGGCGCCCATCCACCGGCCAAGGCATCCACCCCGAGCGCATTGGCAAACACGGCGCGGATCAGCGGGCTTGCATCGTCGCCGGGCGGTTGGATCTGCGCCGCCCATCCGAGAATGGCATTGGCAATCGGCAGACGATCCTTGTCCTTGCCCGCTGGATTGGAGGCCACCACCTCTTCGAGGGCTGCAAGGCTTTCGCCGCTCATGTAGGCCAGCCGCTTGCACAGATCGGCCACCATCGCCTCGAATTGATCCCTGGTCAGGCTCGACGGCTTGGCCAACCCACGGCAGAGCAGAGGCTCTACCAGAACCGCCCTCACCCGCTTTTCGCCGTTTGCCTGTTCGGTGCTGTCCATGCCACGTGCCCTTTCTCAGCAGATGCCCAAAGATTTCAACTGGTGATCGTCCAGCAGCTTGCGCTCGATCAGACAGGTCTTGACCCGATCCGCGATGCCATCCGCCCTCACCTGCCCACCGGCCTTGACGTGTCGGGCAATCTGCTGCGCTTCGCCAACCTCGTCGCTGGTGAAAAACACCGCCTCGCGCCCGCACGCCTGGTTAATTACTGGTTCTTTACAGGTTACTCTCCAGTGGGCTGGAGACGGACCCCCCCCTGAAATTGGAGACGGCTCACCCCTTTTTTTGGAGACGGCTCCGACTCCATTTTCTGGAGACGGCTTTTGTGCCTCGCCCATTTCAAACCCCAAGATGTAGCGTGTCGGATTCTGGCGCTTGGTCTTGCCGTCGCGGGTCTGATGGCGCTTGATCAGGCCCTTGTCCTCCAGCGATTTGAGTGCATTGTTGAGCGTGCCGTTGGACACGTCAGAGCGGTCGCGCAGATAGGCCTGCGTGGGAAAGCAACCCGCTGAGGGGTTGTGGCAATCGCAGAGATGAAACAGCACGCGGAACTCGGACGCGCCAAGCTGCGCCGGCAGTATGTCAGACAGCCAATTCGTGGCCTTGTGGCTCATTTCCAGACCCTCGCATGACAGGCGCGCTCTTGGGCCGCGACGCGGGCCATGGCGGCTGCGTAGATGGCCTCTGGCGAAGGCGGCGGGGGTGCGGGCACCGGCCTAAGCGCTGCGATCCGCGCCGCCACGCACGCGCCGGGATCAGCCTCACCGCGCGTCAGCTTGGCGAGGTATTTCGGGCTGCACCCGACCGCGCGCGCCGCCTCTCGAACGCTCGAAAACCGCACACCGCCAAGCGTGACGGGCCGCGCGCGCGCCCGCAGAGCGCCTCGGCCAAGCCCGACCCAATCGAGCCTGCCATGCGCCCGTGCCATGTAAACCGCCTCGCGTGTAATCCCGAGCGCCTGCGCCGCCAAAGCAACGCTGGAATAGGTCACTCCCCGTATCGTGATTGCCCCATCGGCCATATCCTGCCCCCAATTTCCGCGTCTGACGCGCGCCTGTCAGTCCTGTGCGGGTCCACCCGCTATCTCGCCACCGCAAGCCGCATAGCCCGCGATATCCACCCAATTGTCAGCGTGGCCGGGGTTGCCCCAGGCGCGCACCGTCTTGAGGTCAACCAGCATCAGCGCCACCTGCGCCGGGCTGATCACCCGGCCTACGCGCACCGACCAAATCGCCGCGATATCGACAAAGGACCGCTCAACCGCGCCATGCGTTGCGGCCCGGTCCACCGTCACGGCCTGCGCCGCCGCCGCAAGGATCTCGGCGCGCAGACTCACACCGCCACCCGCCTTGCCTTGCTGCGCGTATTGCCCACGGCGCGGCGGGTGGAATAGGCCGCAGCCCGTGGCGACATATGGTTGCCCGAGATCGTCCAGAGCTTTGACGCCGGGATCACCGTGGCCGACAGCGGCGCGCAGAGATCACCGATGCTCATCCGGTCGTAATCCTCGGGCCTGACCGCGCGCAGCCGCGTGTCAGCCTCGCCATTCACTACTGTTGCCATGGCTGTCGCTCCTATTCTAAGTCCAGAAACCTTGGTGGCGTGCTGAACGCCCTGAGCGCCGCATCACGCTCGGCATCGCGCTGAGCTTCGTCAGAAGTGCGCCGCCATTCCGAGTTCATCACAGGCCACCACCACGACAACAGCCCAAGCAAGGTAACCCGGCGCTCCGCTATAAACCTGACCTCATGCCAACACCGCCACCCGTTGCAAACCTCGACACAATCCCCGGAAATCCGATACTCACTCATCGGCCAACACCTTCCTGAAATTACCAAACCACCCCAAAAGCCCCCCGACCCGAGGGCCGGGGGGCAGGTCAACAGGGAGGTAGACGACGCAGGGAAACCGCTGCGCCCCGGTTCTGCCCCGGCAGGGAGGAGTGTGACGCCGGGGAAGCTCAAAACGTCACCTCATCGAGGGCGGGATAGTGCATTTCTGCCCGCACCGCTGTGCGCAGCGCATCCTCGATCAGCGGCACGATCCGCAGGCGATGCCAGCGCTGTTCTACCGCCAGACGGCCCAGACCCATATCACCTGCAATCTGCATGAAATTCTGCCCCGCCGACTTGGCGGTCAGGATCTCAAGATCATCGGCAGGCGACCACTTGGGATGGGCCACACCCGCAAGGATCTGACAGGCCCGGTTGAGACCCATCGACGGCGCGGCGGGCTCTTTCACCGGCACAACCGGCGCTGGCCTCTTGCGGAACCGGCCATCCGTGAAAACGGTGCCGGTCTCAAACGAAAAGTTCTTGACGCTCTCACGGGCGCACCCAAGTTCCTGCGCCGTCTCCGCCTTGGTCAGACCCCGCCTGGCACATTCCGCCATTCTGGCGCGCAAGCTGCTCATCACCGGCCCCCCTTCAACAACTCGGCCCGCCGCAGCGCATAGCGCGTGGGGCCGGAGCCGTATTGCCAGCCTATCAGATCGCCGCCGCGCAACTGGTAATTGGCGGGCAGGCCCGACACCGACCGCATGCCGTCCAGTTCCTCGATCGAGGTTTCAGCCGCGATCTTGTCGAGCAGCGTCACCGGCAATCCGGCGCGGGCACGGGCCAGAAGCGCGTTCATGCCAGCACCCCCAAAATCCACAGGACCACCGGCCCCGCCCACAATGAGAACAGCACCAAAGAGAACAGCATCAGGCTGCGCTCTTGACCGGGCGTCATGTCCTCGATCTCGGGCAAGTCAGGAAGCCGCTGCAATCGGTCGATCTCCCCCGCAACAGCCCGCGCATCCAGCGCCGAAATCGTGAACCGGACCTCGATATCCTTGAGCCCGGCACAATCGGCCAACGTGGCATCCAGCCGGAAATTCTCGGACATCTCGCGCAGGGTCGTAGCCCCATCCGCTACACTCACCGACTTGCACCGCAGAATCTCGACCATCACGCCGCCCTCCTGATTTCCGGCGCCAGATGCCGGGCAAACCCCTCGGGGTCCACCACGGCAATCACCGCCACCTTGTCGCCGGTCGGGCGGGTGATGCCCTCCAGCCAGTTCATCGCCGTCCGCTCTGTCACGCCGTAAGCCACGGCGATCTGCGCCGCGCTCAGCCCCGTGCCGCGAAAATACGCCCGCGCCCGATCCGGAAATGCCCGCGCGAACCCGATCAGATCGAGCGGCTGCGGCCTGAAAAACTTTTCGTAAGACATTGTCCCTGTCCCTCTGTCACCTTGATCACATGCAGCGTGATCAGGATTTGAAACGGCGAGGGAAAGGACGGGACGGGGGGTCATGCAGCCCCCCGGTCTTGTGTGGATTGAGTGGCGAGCAAAGACGCAACGGCGACCTCCCCACCCGTTTCCGCCTCGATCCTGACTGCAAGCGACAAGCTCGGCGATTTCGCGCCCTTGACAATCTCATTCAGGTAGGACGGCGACACTTTGAGCCTGCCCGCAAATTCTCGCTGCGTGCAGTTCACCGACTTCAAATATGCATCGAGGTTCATCATGCCCCATAGTTCGCAAAAGGCGAACTTAATTGCAAGTGAAAAAGTTCGCTATATGCGATTAGGCACAGCGCAGGTTTCGTGGCAATTTGCAAATATGCATTTGCGGATCAAAGAACTCAGAAAAAAACAAGGCATGACAGCCGAAATCCTCGCCGGAAAGGCGGGGTGCAGCAAAAGCTACATGTCCGAGATTGAGAACGGGATAAAATACCCAAGCGGGCGACTGATCCGCAGACTTGCACAGGCGCTCGGCGTGTCGATCTTTGAGCTAATTGAGAGCGACGATATTTCGCAGGAGATTGTGACTCATCTCGAAATAATGCAGTCCCTTAGCGCTGAGGACCGTCGCGCAGTGGCCCGGCATGCGGCGTCTTTGCTTGAGAAAGAGCCTTAGCCAACGCATAGACGGATCGGCGCTGTTCCGCGCTCAACTTTAGTAGGATCGAAACGGCTTCGGCTTTCTCTTCATCAGACATCGCACCCTCGCATGTTCCGTGTATGTTCACGTTAAGGTGCTACTCACAAATTGGTCAAGTAATGGGCAAAGAATAATAAGGCCCGGCACCTCAAAAAAATAAGGTGTCCGAGCCCGCCCTTAAATCAAGAGCTTTTCCCTAATTTATTCAGCATTTCCTGAATTTTCACGCTGTCGGCATGGCCATTCATCTCTGTCCGGCGCTCGAACGCTGATCCCGGATTTGTGATAACAGCAAGATCAGCCACCACCCGAGTCCCGCCCGAAATCTCCGCAATGGAATAAGTCACGCGGGTATTTGGCGTAGAATCATACCCACTTCCCAACAGCGCAGAAGCCCAAACATTATCGACACGCCTGTCAAACGCCAGGGTATGCCCCGTATCGCTCGTAACTGAATACCCACGATTCAGCATATTGTTGATCAAAGCACTTTTGACTGCTGGAGGTTTTTGGCCCTTTAACGTGACCTCTGGTTTCCCACTGTTGGTAGCGTGCTGCACCGGCTCAGTACAGCCAGAAAGCCCCAACGCAACCCCCCCGAAAATAAACAAACGCCGCTTCATTGTAGATCCTTCCCATTGAAATACTCTTTGACGGTAGAGACAAAAACAGAGGCTGGCAAGAATTCGCCAAAGTTGTGATCGCAGCCCCGATTCTGTCATTTCAGATGACTTCACATTTCAAAAGTTCGCCAGTTGCGAATAATTTCTCTTGCAATTAGGTTCGCCTTTTGCGAACTTCGCCCCATCAACCGATGGAGCCACCCCAATGCCCGACACCCCCACCACTGACCCCGCCGCAATCACTTTCATACAGGCGATGCGCCGCGTGGCGATCCAGCGCCTGATCGAGGATGGCGGCGAGGCGGGCGTGCTGGGCCAGATCACCAGCCACGGCAACCTGACCTGCACCGCCACCCCGGCACGCATCTCTGCCGATGGCGTGCAGCTCTACCACACCCAATTCGCCATCAATGGCGCGGACATATCCATCCTTGAGGCCGAGAGCATCGCCATGGGCGAGCCCCTCGACGCCCCGAGCCACATTCGCTGAACGGAGAGAGACAGATGAACGATATTGAGAACGATGCCCGCCTTGATCGATGGAACTGGGGGGCGCTCGACGGCGTGCGCGGGAATCCGAAGAACAGCGCCGACTGTGATTATCTCGAAGGATACGAGCAAGGGCAATTTGGGCGCAAAGTGAGCGCCGTTATGCCCACCCGGCCCGAGGGGTATTACCACATACCCCTCCACAAAGCCTAACCCCCCACCAAGAAAGGAGACCACCATGTCCCGTCCAACTGAAACCCAGGTCAAGGAGGCCATGGCGCTCCTGTCCGACCCCTCCCAATTCGGCCCGGCGAGCGGTGCACGCGGCCTTGCGTGGGCCACGCTGAAACAGGCGCGGGGCCAGCGCTACGACTTCACCCGCCTGCCCATGGTGCGCCACCACAACGGCTGCGCCATGACCCTCACCGCCCGCCTCAGCGCGACCGAGCCCGACCGCCTGCGCCGCATCCACACCCGCGCCGCACAGCACGGCTATGACAACGGGGGCGATGCAGCGTGATGCGCGACAACCCCGACAGCAGCCCCCGCCTGATCGGCTGGATCGCCCTCTGCGCCGCCATCACCCTTGGTGTCGCCATCGGTGGCCTCGCATGGGGCGGGTTCTGAGATGCAGAACCTCATCCCCGACCGCGACACCGAATGCCGCCTGCTGGCCTTGCTGCAATGCACCCACGCCATGCTGGCGGAAACCGACCGGCTTGCCGCGATCATCGCCGGGCTGATCAACGTCGATCCGGGCGATGATCTGATCACCGAGGTTGTTTACAACGCGCAGGACCCGGCCACCGCCGTGATGTTTCTCAAGGGCGATCTGCCAAGCGCAGGACGGGCCACCCATTGACCAAGCCTGACGAGAGCATCCTTCCCGCCGTCCGCTCGCAGATCGCGCAGGCCGAGGAACATCTGCGGATCGCCTGTCGCCTGCTGCTCGACAACGGCTGGAATGAAACACACCCGCACCTGCTGGGCATCCTCAAAGGCCTGATGGTCTGGACGCAGAGGGACGGGTGGCTCGACTGGCTTTCAAAACCCGGAGGAACCGATGGGACAAAGTGACTGGACTGACATCGAAATGCTGCGCGCCCTGCACATGCGCGATCACCTGAAAATGTCAGCCTCAGAGATCGGCAACATCCTGAGCAAGAGCCGCAGCGGCGTTCTCGGGGTCTTTTTCCGGGTCAGGCAAGAGACCGATCGACACGATCCGACCGGCCATCTGAACGGAACCATGAAACAGATGTGGTGGAAGCGATGAATCATAGCACCAAAACATGGAGGTTCGACCCGCCCAAGCCCAAGCCCCCCCGTCGCGGCATCCCGATCCTGTTTGTTATCGCGGTGGCTATGACCCTAGCGACAGTCGCGGCTGTCCTGATCACAGGGGGGCGGTGATGGATTGCCCATGCAGAGGTGCCGACGAAATGTGCCCGTGTCAGAACCGGGTTCAAGGGCATTCGCGTGGCCGCAAGAGGGGTGTGCCGATTTATTTCGAGCCCGACCAGATCGCCGCGATCAACAAATGGCGGGAGTCGAATAACGCCAATTTCAGCGAAGCAGTGCGCACGCTGATCGAGTGGGGCCTTGAAGCGGAACATGAGGAAACCTGACATGACCCTGACCTTCCTCCAGCCCCACACCTACAGCGGCGCACGGATCGAGGCACACTCGGGCCGCATGATCGTCGGCGCGGTGTTCCCCGGCGATCCATGCCGATGGTCCCTGTTCCTGAGCACCCACCGGGCGCGCGAAGGCGTGGCCAAGTCCGAACTCGCCGCCAAGAACGCGCTGATCGCCGCATGGGCCGATCTGCTGCGCGCGGCTGATCTGAGGGAGGGCGAGGCATGACCTACCTGCGCGACATCGACCTGCCCACGGTGCAGCCCACCCCGGTTACAGGCCGTCCGATGATCATCGACAGCTTTGCCGGGGGCGGCGGGGCCAGCACTGGCATTGAAATGGCCCTTGGCCGCAGCCCGGACGTTGCGATCAATCACGATCCAGCAGCACTGGCGATGCACGAGATCAATCACCCGGAAACCCGCCACCTGATCAACAGCATCTATGCCGTCGATCCGCGCGACGTGGTGCCAGCCGGTCGGCGTGTCGGCCTCGCGTGGTTCTCGCCGGATTGCAAGCATCACTCCAAGGCCAAGGGCGGAAAGCCGGTCGAAAAGAACATCCGGGATCTGGCATGGGTCGTGGTGCATTGGGCAGAGCGCGTGCGCCCGGACGTGATCATGCTGGAGAACGTCGAGGAATTCCAGGACTGGTGCCCGCTGACCGCAGACAACAAGCCTGATCTGACCCGGCGCGGTGAGACCTTTCGCGAATGGGTCAAGCGCCTGCGCCGCCTTGGCTACAAGGTCGAGTGGCGACAGTTGCGCGCCTGCGACTATGGCGCGCCGACGATCCGCAAGCGCCTCTTTGTAATCGCCCGCCGCGACGGCCTGCCCATCATCTGGCCCGAACCGACCCACGGCGCGCCAGACAGCGCAGAGGTGATCGCAGGCACCAAGCAGCCGTGGCGCACAGCGGCAGAGATCATCGACTGGTCCCTGCCCTGCCCCTCGATCTTTGACACCAGCGCCGAGATCATGGCCAAGCATGGCCTGCGCGCGGTGCGCCCGCTCAAGGATGCCACCCTGCGCCGCATCGCGCGCGGCGTCATGCGCTATGTGATCGAGGCGAAACAGCCGTTTGTCGTGACCTACGGCCAGCACGGCGGCGCAAACCGATCCGCGCTTGATCCGATGCACACGATCACGGCCAGCACCAAGGACCAGAACGCGGTGATCGTGCCGACGTTCGTCGTGACCTGCAATCACTCTGGTGACGGCTTTCGTGGGCAGGGCTTGGATGAACCGTTCAAGACACTCACAGCCACGCGCGATGCTCACGGCCTTGTCGTGCCGCACCTGATGACCATGCGGAACGCAGGCAAGCCCTTCACGGCAGCCAACGAGCCGACGCACACCATCACCGCAGGCGGGGCGCATATGATGGCCGTCGCAGCCTTCCTCGCCCAGCACAACGCAGGCCCGCGCATGGAGACCAACGCAGGCCGCCCCGCCGACGCGCCCCTGTCCACCCTCACCACACGCGGCACCCAGCAACAGATCGTCGCGGCGCATCTGATGCCCCACTACGGTGCCAGCGTGGCGCGCTCTGCCGAAGATCCGGTCGGCACTCTGACAGCGGGCGGCCAAGGCAAACAGGCAGTCGTCGCGGCACACCTGATGAACATGCACGGTACGCAGCGCAGCGCCCGTGACATTGCCGCACCGCATCCCTCGATCTGCGCAGGCGGTCAACACGGGGCGATCATCGCCGCCTTCCTGCAAAAATACTACGGGCAAGGCTTGGGCCAAGAGGCAGGCACGCCCCTGCACACACTCGGCACCCGCGATACCTTTGGGCTGGTAACGGTAGAGATCGACGGCCAGACCTACGCGATCACCGACATCGGCATGCGGATGCTCACCCCGCGTGAACAGTTCCGGGCGCAAGGGTTCCCCGAGACTTATGTGATCGACCGCGCCCCCGATGGCCGTGCGATGACCAAGACCGAACAGACGCGCATGTGCGGCAACTCGGTCTGCCCACCGCTGGCGCAAGCATTGGTCTCCGCCAACTGCGCCAACCTGGCGGAGCCGACACACACCCCAACCGAGAGGGCGACAGCATGACCCGCGCCGCCGCAACCCAATGGACAACCGCAGCCACAGAGAGGGCGAGAGCATGAGCGTATCGCCTGAGCAAAACATAGGAGATTAAAATGGCACGCATTTACTTGGCATCAAGCTGGCGCAATCCCCACCAACCTTGGATGGTCGATTTGCTACGAAACAACGGCCACGAGGTCTATGATTTTCGCAACCCGCCGAACGGCGTTCCCGGTTTTGCATGGTCTGAAATTGACCCAAATTGGCAGAACTGGACGGCAGACGAGTATTGCCGCCACCTGACCACCCACCCAATTGCGGCGCGTGGCTATGTTTCCGATCTGCGCGGCATGGAATGGGCAGATACATGCGTGCTGCTACTGCCCTGCGGACGATCAGCGCATCTTGAAGCTGGCTGGTTCTGTGGTCGAGGCAAACGGTGCATGATCCTCACGCAAGACGGCGAAGAGCCGGAACTTATGGCCCTGCTTGCAACGGACATCTGCACATCACCGGATGAGGTGATCGCCAAACTCAAGGTGGCTGCATCCGCATGACCCACCACCCCCTCACCGCCGATCCCCACGGCGGGGCCAGCACCGCGCCATCACTCACGGACTCACGCGCGGTGCTGGCCGATATCATTCACCATGACGCAGCGACCCTGCACCGTGCCGCCTTGGTCCTGCTCCTGCGCAGCCCTGACACCAAGGAAAAGTCAGACGCCCGCGCCATCATGGCCCTCATCAAAGAAAGGAAAATCAAGTGACCACTAAAACCAAAGCCAAACAGTCGGGGCAGATTTCCCCACCCGAACCTCACGACCCGTACCGCCTGCGCACGCTGGAGCAGATCCTGTCGCTCTTCGATGCAGGGGAATTTCTGTCAGAGGTTCTTGATGGCCATCGCAAGCTGCAAATGGATCTGCTGGAGCACAAGAAAAACCACGGCACCAAGGGTTGCGTCGGCTCGATGACCATCCAAGTGCAGTATGAGCTTGGGAAATCCGGTGATGTCGCCATGGGGGCAACCTGCACCTTCAAGGCCCCCAAGCAACCCCCATCAAGCGCGGCTGCGTTCATCAACGACGATGGCGAGCTCACGCTCTACAGCCCCTTCATGGCGCGCATGCACCAGCCCGTGCGCGACGTGACGCACGACTATGACCCCGAAACCGGCGAAGTGCGCGACGTCGAGTAACCCAACCCACCACCCACCCAAAGAGGAAACGTAAATGTCCGACCACATCACCCACCCGTTTGAGAACCCCGGCCAGACCGTCCGCAAGCTTATGGAAGAACTTGGCGCGACCGAGCAGCTTTGCGAGCCGAGCGACACGAACCCCACAGGGCCGCACCTGATCACCCTGCCCGCTGGCCGCAAGGTCGAGGACATCACCAAGGCTCACCGCGAGGCGCTGGAATTCTATCGCCCGCTCCGCCGCCAGGGCACCGCCTGCCTTGCCGATCTGGAAAGCATGATTGCATGGGTCAACCGCTTCAAGGGCGAGACCTCTGCCATGTTTGCCAACCCCGACATGTCCGCCCCAACCCTGACCTGCATCGCGGATTATCACGGCGAAGGCCCGGTGCAGATCGACAGCGAAATGGGCGACACAACCGCCCGCCACTGCAAGCACCGCGCGATCTACCCCTTCCCGCTCTCCGACGAATGGAAGGCATGGATGCGGATTGCAGGCGAAGCGCTCGGTAAAGACCAAATGGGCGAATTCATCGAGGCGCAGGCAAAGGATATCATGGACCCGACGCCCGCCATTCTGTCCGGTCAGGAATCGGACAAGCACCAGCCTTGGGAAAACCGCCTGATCCAGACCGCACAGAAGATCGAAGGCCGCTACGGCCAACTGCATCAGCTTCTGGCCATGTCCAAGATGTTCCAGGTCTACGAGACCAGCAACCTCAAGGTATCGACCAACCGCGACACCGGCGAGGCCGAGGTGCAGTTCCTGAATGAGCACAAGGCGGCGGATGGCAAGCCGATCAACGTCCCGAACCTGATCATCATTGCCATTCCGGTCTTTCTCGGCGGCGCGCTCTACCGCATGCCCGTGCGCTTCCGCTACCGGAAATTCGGGGCCGAGGTGAAGTTCATCCTCACCCCCTATAATCCGGAAAAGGCGTTCGAGGCCGCGTTCAAAGAGGCCGTGACCGAGGCACAGGAAAAGACCGCCCTGCCCGTGTTTATGGGATCGCCCGAAAGCTGACCTGATTTCTTTTTCTGGCCCCTGTCGATCGCAGGGGCCAGCGACGGAAACCAGACCCCGGAGACTGCCCCATGCCCACACCCACCAAAGACCGCCTCGCCGCTGAACTGCGCGCCGTGGCCGACAAGGCCCAACCCGCCAACGCCGCCACCTACCGGGCGCTCGCAGATCGCGCCGAAACAGGCGAGTTCGACGACTACGGCGATGTGCATGTGTGCGGCCCGACTGCACTGCATTTCGAACTTACCAAGGCTGGCTTGACCAAATTCGCAGCCCGTGTCGCAGCCGGTGAATTCGACGCCAGCCGCGAGGAAAGCGAGGCTTGGGCGCGGTCCCAGACTGATCCCGAGACCATACGCATCATGGACGCCATGGGCATCGGCCCGGATAGATCGAAGGACAATTGAGCCATGACGGACGAATCAACCATCATCAAAAGGCGCATCGAGGCCTGCGCCATGCAGGCACAGATGAATGCCGCAAATCATGGCGGCGATGTCGCTACAGCTTCGGCAGACTTGCTTTGCGCCTTCGTTCTTCTCTCTGTCAAATCAGGCTGCCCGCCGCAGAAGGCGCTGGACGTCATGTGGCACCACGCCGAGGCGGTTGTCGCGGATTTCTGGCCAGAATCCCGGAGGCACTGACCCATGGCCACCACCCGCACCACCTCCGCCCTGATCCGCAACGCCGTCGAGGCGTGCCGCGCGGCTGGGATGGACGTGGGCGCGGTCGAGGTGGCTCCAGGTGGCATCGTTCGAATCTTGCCAGCCGGGGCGATTCCCGCGCATCGTGACGCCAAGGGGGGGGCGAACACATGCGACAGCCTGTTCGGGGAATCAGATTGAAGGGCCTGAAACCATCGGGCCGCTGGCCGAGCGGCAACGTGCGGTATTACTACCGCTATGCCTCGCCTGCGATACCGATGCCGGATGCCGCACCTGACAGCCCCCAATTCCTGCGTGCCTATGCCGATGCCGAGGATGGCAAACCTATCAAAGTGCGTGGGCTCGTTCAGCACCGCACCGGCTCTATCGGGGCCGCGATCCGGGCCTTTCTCGCCAGCGACGATTTCAAGACACGTGCCACCAGCACGCGAGAACGCTGGCGCAGCTTTGCCGAGGAATTCGAGGGGTTCTTTGCCAGCGCCAAGCTGGTCGATCTGGAGCCGCGCCATATCCGCCGCTATCTGTCGAAGTTCGATCCGCACCCTGCGAACAACCGGCTGAAACTCTGGCGGGCCATGGGCCGCTGGTGGGTCGATGATGGCTTGCTGGATGCCGATCCCGCGCGCGATGTGCGCAAGCGCGCTACGGCGCAGACAGACGGCCACACGCCATGGACCGCAGACGACGCCGTCAAGTTCCGCGCACACTGGCCCATTGGAACACAGCAACGCCTTGCGTTCGAGATCCTGTTGCAGACAGGTGCATCAATCGGGGATGCCGTGACGCTCGGGCCGAGCAACATGCGGGGGCCATGGCTCAGCTACCGCCGCACCAAGAGCCGGACCACATGCACCGTGCCGCTCTTGGTCACGCCACCGCCGCCCTACTACCCGCCCAATGCCCACCTGCGCGCCTGCATCGAGGCCGCACCCCGCCACATGACATGGCTCAGCACCGCACGCGGAGCGAGCCGATCACCAAAGGCAGCAGGGCAATGGTTTAGCAGTGCCGCGAAAGCCGCTGAAATCGAAGGGAAAACCGCCCACGGCGTACGCAAGTATCTGGCAACTCACATGGCGGAGAATGGTGCAACCGAGGCGCAGCGCATGGCGATCTTGGGCCACGATACGACCGCGCAGACCCGCGAATACAGCAAGACTGCCGACGCGCGCCGGATCATTTGCGGAACAGAATTTGACAACTTGTCCGAACCAGTTGTCAAAACGGCGAAAAACGCCAATGAAAACAATGGTGTTTTGTGA